GGGCGCGTCAAAATGGGGTAGATATCCCGGCGTCCAACGGTGATGTTTCTGTACCCGGCAAGCACGGGTCTACGGATGGGCGGTTAATCGCGGCTTGGAACTATTTTGTTACGGCGGCGGCAGGGGATTTTTTCGAGCTAATGTGGTCAACTGAAAATTCCGATGTCAGCATCCAGCACTTACCTACTCAGTCCAGCCCAACCCGTCCATCCACCCCGTCGGTTATTCTGACTGTAGCCCGGGTATCAGATGTTCCGGAGGTTGTTTATGCGTGATATTATGTTGAAAATCTTGGGGGTTTAAACCTATGTCTCCAACCGCAGCAGGACTTGCCGCATACGGTCGCAATGGCGACTCTACCCTTGTTCACATGACCCCGGGGGAAGTTGCCGGCCTTCAGGCATTGGCCAAGGCAAACGGCACCTCCCTTACGATCAATCCACATACCGGACTTCCAGAGGCTTTCAGCCTCAAGTCTCTGCTCCCAACTATTGCTGGAGCCGGACTAATGATGGTTCCCGGGATGCAACCTCTTGCCGCTGGACTTTTGGTTGGCATGGGTCATGGTCTAGCAACTGGCTTTGAAAACCCCCTCCAGAGCGTTACAGCTGGTCTTGGTGCCTACGGCGGCGCTGGTTTGGGTGGCTCCCTCGCAGCCGCTGGTGGTGCGCAGGCAGCCTCTCCAGCGCTAACTTCCGCCGGTGATCTTGCTGCGTCAAATATAGAGCCGGGGCTTCTTAATGCGATGCCTCCCTCCGAATTAACATCTGCCGGAGTGCAATCACCGTACTTTGCTCAAGCCCAAAGCAATATTGATCCCGGAATGCTTAATGAAATGTCTCGGGAGCAGGTTCTTAGTGCAAAAGTTCTTCCATCAACGCCATTCGCGCCGAGACCAGATTTTGACCCATCTTTAAGCTCCATGGGCAAAGGTATATCCGGGATAATGGATACCGGCCAAGCAGGGACTGATGCCCGCAGTGCATTCATGAGTAAAGCCGGGGAATACGGCGGTCTTTCCAAGATCGGCCCCGCAGCTATTGCGCCGGTTGCCGCAAGCGCCATGGAGATGGAACAGTCTCCGATTACCAAGCCTATCTCCACCATCCGTCCCTATGAGTTTAAACGCGACGTTACTCCCGGGGCGTTTGATGACCTGACCGACAGCCGTGAGCGTCGTTACTTCAGTGATCAGTTCACCGCCAAGGAGCCTTATCAGCTTGCCAAGGGTGGTCTGGCTACCTTCGCTCGGGGCGGTAAGGCCAAGAAGCCTGATCCTATGGAGCGGCTTTACGACATGGTAGATTTTCGTGATCCTCAGGTCATGCAGAAAAAGACCATGGGTATGTATCAGTATGCCGCAGGAAGCACCATCCGTGGCCCGGGCGACGGCATGAGTGATGAGGTAAAAGCGAACATTGATGGCGTTCAGGAAGCCCGACTGTCCGACGGGGAGTTTGTGATCCCTGCGGATGTCGTATCAGGTCTGGGCAATGGATCGACCGAGGCAGGCTCCAAGCAACTGAAGGAGATGATGGCTAGGGTCAGGAAGAGCCGGACTGGCAAGACCCGTCAGGCACCGCAGATCAAGGTTAGAGGTCTGATGCCGGCGTGAAAGTAGAATTCATCCCCCTTGCTGCGGTTCATGATGTATGGCCCTATGCGGAGGAGTTCATTAAAAGTGGGCTTGAATGGGGTGGGGATGACTATACAATTGATCAGGCCAAGGCATTTATCTCGCGTGGCGAGTGGATGCTTCTGGTGGCGATAGAGGAAGGTGCTGTTCGTGGTGCGGCTGCTGTGCATATTTACAACATGCCAAACTACAGAACTGCATTTATTATCTCTATCGGCGGCAAACTAGTGTCCAGTCAGGACACCTTCGCACAGATGTGCGCGATCTTCAGGCAATTCGGAGCGAACCGTATTCAGGGTGTCGCCCGCGAGTCAATAGCTAGACTGTGGTCACGCTATGGCTTCCATGAAAAATACTCTCTTGTAGAGGCGAAGATATGAGATACAACCTTTTAGACATGCTGCCAGAACAGGCGTTTAAACCTGTTGGCAAGAAGATGACCCTTGAGGGCGGCGGTGGCGGGCCGCCCCCGCAACCTACCCAGACCTCTCAGGTCACTATCCCTGAGTATGCCCGCCCTTACATGGAGAAGCTGCTCGGCAAAGCCGAGGCAGCGGCAGATACTCCGTATCAGACCTATGGCGGCGAGCGAATCGCTGGCCCAACCGCAGAGCAGCAGGCTGCTCGTCAGGATGTGGCTGGCATGGGGCCAGTCGAGCAATACGGCGCAGCATCAGGCTTGGCCGGTATGGCTGGGGCGGCAGCGCTTTCCGGTATGGGAACCGGTTATCAGGCCATGTCCCCCACGCAGTTCTATCAAAGCCCGCAGTTTCAAGGCATGAATGTTGGTTACACAACAACGCAAGCGCCGCAGCTGCAGCAATTTGGTATGGGGCCTGCTGAACGTGTGCGTACTGGGTCTTTTGCACAGCCCGGAACGGCGGAAGCCTACATGTCTCCCTACATGCAGAATGTGGTTGATGTGCAGCAGAGGGAAGCGCAGCGGCAGGCAGATATCGCCCGGACTCAACGTGGTGCGCAGGCCGTCGGTGCTGGTGCCTTTGGCGGTTCCCGTCAGGCGATTATGGAAGCCGAAGCCGCTCGAAATTTAGCTACCCAAAAGGGTGACATCCAAGCGCAAGGGCTCCAGTCTGCGTTCCAGCAGGCTCAACAGGGATATCAGACCGACGCCGCGCGTCGGCTTCAGGCTGCTCTTGCCAACCAGCAGGCAGGACTCACGGTTGGTGGGCAAAACCTTTCGGCTGCTCTTGGCGTCCAACAGGTTGGCGCTCAGACCGGGATGCAGGCTCAACAGCTCAACCAAGCAGCGCAGCTTCAAGCCCAGCAGCAGGAACTCGGGCAGAGAGAACTGGCCAATCGATTTGCCCAGCAAAATGCCCAGCTTGCCGCTCAATATGGGCTATCAGGTGCTCAGGCCGGAGAACAATCCCGCCAGTTTGGCGCAGAACTTGGATTGCGTGGTTTGACATCAGGAGTTCAGGGTGCCACCCAAGCGGCAGCAACGCTTGGCCAGCTTGGTGGTGCGCAGCAACAATCAGCCCTTGATCTTGCGAAGGCTCAGGAAGCATTTGGTGCTCTTGGCGGTCAAGAGCGGCAGGCAAGGATGGACTTGGCATATCAGGATTTCCTCAACCAGCAACGCTATCCGTATACGCAGATGGGCTTTATGTCTGACATTCTGCGCGGATCAGGCAACCTTGCTGGTACCGGTGGATACGCGATGTATCAGCAGCCGCCAAGCCAGATGCAGCAGATGGTTGGCCCGGGTCTACTCGGTCTCGGTGCGTATAGGGAGTTCCTGAAATGAACCTAATCAAGCTCTCCGAGCAACTTAAAGAAGTTCCTGACAACTACCTCCTGCAGGAAGTCAGGGCTCCTCAGGGAGCCTATCCCGCATACCTGATCATCTCGGAACTATCACGCCGTAAGCGGATGCGTGAGGGTGTTGCCAAGCCTGAGCCGCAGACCACCGTTGCTGAAGACTTGGCTGGTCAGGCTGGTGGCCTCGCAGCCACACCACAGGCCATGCAGAGCACCGCTGGCATGGACGTCAATGGTCAGGGTGACTACGAAGAGCAGGAAATGCCAGAGATGGCAGGTGGCGGTCTTGTGGCCTTCCAAGAAGGTGAGCTGGTTAATGGCAGGCCAATGCTCGATCAGCTTAAGGAGGATCGATACATCGATCAGGCCGGATACCAGATGAGTGTTCCCGGCGCGATGCGCCCTAAAGGGCTACTCCCGTATGGGGAGGAGTCTCGCGCACTCATAGGAAACATCCTAAGCAGCGCCCCACCTACGCCGGAGCAAGAAGAGGAGACCCGCGTCGCAGGTGAACGTAGGTTTGCTGAAAGAAATCCATTCCGCAGAGAAGAGGAATCCCGTCGCATTACCGCAAAAGAGCAAGCCCTTGCTGGAGAAAGAGAATCCAATGTCAATATGGCCTTGATGGAGGCTGGTCTTGGCATGATGGGGTCAAAAGCTGCTCGCGGCATTCAAGGCATTGCGGAAGGCGGTTTAAAGGGCCTGTCAGCCCTCCGCGCCGGTAAGCAAGAAATCAAGAAAAGCGAAGCCTATCTTGATGATGCCAAGGATCGTTACGCTCGCGCTCAAGAACTCTATGATGAGAAGAAGTATGCAGCTGGAGACAAGGAAATTACTAGGGCTGATGAGCGTCGTCGCCAAGCGCTTGCTGCTAATGAGGCCGGCCTTCGTGCTATGGGTGTAGCAAGGGGCATGGCTAAGGAAGACATTCTCACTCCTATCGAGCTTGAGCAAAAACAGAGAGACCTTCAGCTTGCCCGTGATACCTACGATGCCGCCGTTGAAGCGGCTCGCCTTAAGCCTAATGATATTCGCGCCCAGATCAATCTTCATAACGCCCAAGCTGAATACTATAGGGCTGGCGGTAAGGGTGGCCAAGGTGGGACAGGCTTTGCAAGTGGCGCCGAGTTGAAGTCAGCGCAAGAAGCAACAAAAGAACTTCTTATGTCGCCGCAACCAATTCCCGGATTGAAAAGTGAAGCGCCCTTGATCCCGGGATCAAAAGAATATAATGCCGCCTACCAAAGACTTCTTCCGGTGATCGTTTTCCAGAATAAAGGAAAGCAAATGTTTATGCCAATACCGGGTCAATCAGCACCTCAGACCGCAGCTCCCGGCGTCATTCGATTTGATGAATCTGGAAGACAGGTTAAGTAAACATGCCGATCAGAGCGCAGCTTTTTGATGGAACCTTTCTTGAGTTCCCGGATGGCACTTCGCCTGATGTAATCAATTCCACCGCCAAGCGTATGACCGATGAGATTCGGTCGGCGAAAGCCCCGGAAAGAACAGCAGGAGATGTTGCTAAAGACATTGGGGTTACCGCCCTCAAAGGTGCCGTAGGTCTCCCTCAAGCTTTTGCCGGTCTTGCTGACATCCCAACCGGCGGCGCTGTAAGCCGTGGGCTTGAGAGCGTCGGCATTCGTTTTGGTGAAGCGCAGAAAGCCCTTGAAGGCATGTATTCCCCCGCCCAAAAGGCAGCATTAGAGCGCGTTCAAAAGGCAGAGGGGTTTATCCCAACCGCATTGGCGGCAATTCAAAACCCAAGCGTTCCTCTGGCTATCGCCGGTCAATCTATCCCGCAGATGCTGGGTGGGGCTGGCATTGCCCGTCAACTTGTAGCTCGCGGCATCAGCCCGCTGATTGGCGCTGCGGCAGGCGAGGGCGCAATTGGTGCTGGAGCTGCGGCAGCAGAGATGCGTGAAGCCAGCCCTGAAGGTCAACTTTCAGCCAAACAGGCGCTTGCAGCTTTAGGCTCCGGCGTCATGACCGGCGCACTTGGAGTGGCTGGCGGTAAAGCAGCAAGGGCGCTTGGTCTGGATGATATTGATACCTTGATTGCTCGCGGCGGAACCGGCGCAGCAGAGGCTGCGGCAGCAAAGTCCGGATACCTGAAGGCCATAGCTGGATCAGGTCTCACCGAGGGCTTTTTGGAAGAGATGCCGCAATCCGCTCAGGAGCAGATGTGGAAGAACTGGTCTGCCGATAAGCCCTTGCTAGAAGGGGTTCCAGAAGCTGCGGCATTGGGTGCAGTGGTTGGTGCCGGCTTCGGCGCAGTGGGTGGCGCAGCGGGCAGATATGCTCGTCAGGCAGAACCCCAGCAATCCGATTTCGATCGCCGCCGCGCAGAGATTGAGGGCGGAGCTCCCGCCCCAACTCCGTTCGACGAGGCCAGCCCACTGGAAAACCCCTATGGGAACATTCCAGCCGCAGACATTGGCGATGTTGCAGCGCAAATAAACGAAGCCCGTAGCAAGCGGAAGCAGGCTCCCCTGCAATCGTTTTCAGTGGAAGACATCGTTGAGTCCGGTCTCCCTGCCGAGCAGACTGATCAGCTCCTTTCCGCAGCCCTTACCAAGTCCGGGTTTGACCCCGCTCAGGCCGTAGAACCGCAGGACATCATAGATGCCGCCGCAGAGCGCGGCCTTGATACCGAGCAGCCCGGGTTCCGGGATTTCCTGCGCCGTTCATCCGGGGTAGAAAACCCCGAGCAGATGACCCCTGTGCAGCGTGTAGCGGCCTTTGGAGCGATCCAAAGCCTTCCGGAGGGTGTAGATAGCCTCCCGATTGGAACAAACGCACAGCGCTTCACTGAGCCTCAATACAAGGCCGGCCTGAAAGCCATCAGGGGTGCGGTCTCCGGTGGGGCTTCGCGGGACAATGTTATTTCCGCCATTCAGAAGGCTGGTGTTCCAGATATCAGGGACGCCCAGTCCATCTTCCAGAACGCCATCAAGGGCGGAGAGGTTAGTGCAGTCTCCACCCCGACGTTCACAGTCATTGATGACTTTGGCAAACCTGTCCGCTCATACGACTCCAGAGAGCAGGCAGAACAGCTTGCTGGTCGTTTAAACGGTCAGGTTCAAGAATCTTCGATGACAAAATTTGTCAGTCCGGAGCTGGCGGGCGGGGATATCCGTCCGGGCTCTTACCGGGATGAACCTACCGGATTTGAGATCAGGGCCGGCGACACTGTTCTCAGGAGGGCAGATACTGCCGAGGATGCCGAGGCCGCTGCCGAGCGTTTGCAGCAGATTCGTAGTCGATTGGCATCCAACCTTAACACTCAAGTTGAGGGGATTAGGGAGCAGCTTGCGAACAGTAATCAGCCTCTGGAGGTTCTAGAGGCTCAAGGTCTTGCTGATACTCCGCAGTATGCCAAGCTGAAGAAGCAGACCAACAAGACCATTCGGGATTTGACCAAGAAGCGCGATAACCTGTTTAAACAGGTTGCTGATTTTTCCCGACCCCTGCATGTCGGCGCTGCCGCACCCAAGCCTGTTGGCAAGAAAGGCTTCACCCGATTTGAGGGCGGTCGCCCAGTTGAGTATCTGTCGAGCCTTGGTGCCCTTCCCAAGCCCACCACCGGCCCTGTAACGGATCAGGATATCGCCAACATTGATGCGCTTCGCAAGAAGCTTCTTCCTACTTTGAAGCGTTTCGGGCTAGAGGGCATTGGTCTGCGGGTGGTCAAGAATATCGAGGATGGTGGTGCCGGCGCTGATGGCGCTTATGTCAACCGCCTTATACAGATTGCCCTGTCCGCAGAGAACCCCATGGGGGTTATGCGGCATGAGGTCATCCATGCCCTGAAAGAACTGGGTGCCTTCACCGCCAAGGAATGGCGTGTTCTGGAGGGTAAGGCCAAGTCGGAATGGATTGACCGGTTTATCCGTGGTGCTGGCACCTACGAGCGGTATCAGGATGCCTACCGGCAGGGTAACGGCAGCCTTGAAGGCTTCGATGAATACATCGCTGAGGAAGCGATTGCCGAGGCGTTTAAATACTTTGATGCCACCAAGCCGCCTCCCGGACTGGTTGGGAATCTCTTCGGTCGTATCCGTAACTTCTTCGTATCCCTGCGCAATGCTCTGCAAGGTGCTGGATTCCAGACCGCAGAGGAAGTGCTGGGAAGGATCGAGGAAGGGAAGGTCACGCCTACGAGGGCTGAAGCCACCGCTGCGGAGCCACGTTACAGCATCAAGTCCATGAGCAAGGCTCCTGACTGGGTTCCGCAGGAAATATGGGATTTGCATGAGAAGCTACAGCGTGCAGATGCGGAAGCCTCTGGTGAAATAACATCCGTCAGAGGAAAAGCACCGGGTGCGCTCAAGCGTAACCAGACGATGGCGTTCCGTCGTTTGAATAACGCTGTTACGAAATTTATCGAGAACGACGATGAGCGCGGAAGCAAATCTCTCGCGCTCATGGTCAGAATGAACCAAGAATCTAGTCGTCGAGAGAAAGAGGCCGAGGATAGGGGCGCTGAAGAGCCGAAGTTTAGTCTCAAAAGACGAGAAACAGAGCTTACTCGTGGTGCTGACGAGATTGCAGCCATGGATGAAGATACCCGTGGAAATACATCTCCAGCCGATATGCCGGGCGGTTATTACGCATACGAATATTATGAGGCTCTTAAACTGCAACCAAAGCCTTCAACAAAATTAAAGAAAGTTACCGAGAACAATTCAAATGTGCTTTGGGAAGATCAAGGCTACATAGCCAATGTTGATGGAGAACTATTCGGCGTTACAAAGCAAGAAGACCCAGATGATCCGGACAATGAGGAGGCGTTTGTCTATTCGTTTGCGAGACTTGCCGACCCATTTAAAGACCGGCGGATCATTGAAACCGTTGTGTCTACGCCGGAAGAGCTGTTTGATGAGATTCGTAATTATATGGGCGATGAGCTTGCGTCTCTGGATACAGAATCTTTTAAAAGAGAGATGGAGCGGAGGTTTGGCGCCCCTCGGGCCCGAGCTAAGAAGACGCCGAAGTTTAGTCTTGAGCCTAGGATTCTGAGCAACGGCAACATTGTTGGCGCTCCTCCGGGCGCAAGGACGGTCGAGGCTAGGAATAAACTTGTCAAGCGCATGACAAATCTACTGTCTCATCCGTATTCTCTTTACGATGATTCCAAGGAATGGTATGAGCGCAGCGGTGCGACCATTAGAGAAATAACCCGAGGCAACCCCGAGTTAACAGAACGAACCGTTCGCTTAATGGCTTTGTATTCCCAAGCCAACAGTTTGGGCGCAAACACTACGGCGACGATAAAGTCCATTGCCCAGCTTGCTTCGGGTGATAAAACGGCTTTTGCTGGAAGGTTCCCAAATACTACGGCAGAAAGGATTCCTGCCCTACTAGCTGCGCCGACCATGGATGTGTCGCTTCCCGGCGTTGATGACAAGTTGATGAATTTCTATCGCAACTTGCATGATGCAACTTACGGTGTTGATACGTTCCAAGATGCCTCTACCATTGATAGATGGATGATGCGTTTGTTTGGTTATCCCCACGCAGAGGATCAAGATGCTGGCGGCGCTACTGGTGTGTCCAGCACTCAATACATATACGCCAAAGACCTGATTCGGCGCATCTCCGATGCTAATAAAAAACGCAACGGCGAAGAACTGAAGCCTCGTCAGGTTCAAGCGGTTATGTGGACTTACGTCAAAAACACCACTGACTACAACAGTCTCGCTCCCGAGAAGAAAGCCAAGTTTGAGCCGAGCACCGTTGATTTCAGCGACTACATCACCCGCGCCACCGCCAATATCACATGGGAAAGTCGTCCCTCTACCAAGTTGCCGCTCATCCCGGGCATCCACAAGGCATCAAGGGCGGAGCAGGAAGATTTCAACCGCTCCGTCAGAGAAATCTTCATCGACCCCAAAACCGGCACTGACAAGATTTTTGAGCTGCTGGGCAATCAACAGTTGTACTCCTCGCAGCTCTCAATCGGTGCATATGAGAACCTGATCGCGCCTAACGTGATCACCAAACTTGTTCTGCAAAAGGACGATGGCGATTACCTGACCGATGTTGCCAACAAGTATGCGGCCATTATTGGCTACGTCACCAAGCAGGATGCAGTGCCGTGGTATCGCGCTGACCCTACCGCTGGCGGTAAGGATGCAAGCCAAGGTTACCGAGTTACCGCAACCAACGCGGAAGCCAACCCAGAGTTTGAAGATAGACTGTTTAAACACCTTAACGAGAATATTCCGGGTATTGGTTTCACTCGCGTTGGTAACTCGTTTGACTTCATCAACTTCCGAGACACTGATACGGGCAAGCCGTATATGATGTCAGACAAGCAGTATCTTGATAAACTGCAAGGTGCTCTGGAGTCTTTCGACAAGGATGTTAAATTTGACGTTGAACCATTCCGAGCAAAATCAGGATGGATTTCTAACGACTGGACGGAGAACACAAATGGGCAAGGTTACCTTGAAAGATTTAGCCCCGCCGAACTCGCCAATATACGACGGGACATTGAAGGTTGGGGCAAGGATTACGACAGGATTGCAGAGCAATATGGCAAAGAGTACGGCTGGGCAAAATTCTCCCTCGCCAAAGAGCAACGTGCAGCAGGAAAACCGGTATCAGGCAAAAGAGTAACCACAGATACCATCGAGGTTGATGGTGAGGATCGTCCGACAAGGACTTCCAAGGGCACTTTGATATTCCCGACCGAAGAAGGTGTCAGAAACTTCTGGCGCTGGTTCGGTAATTCCGTATTTGTGGACGAGGATGGCCGTCCTCTGGTCATGTATCACGGCACTGCCGCCGATATTGAGGAGTTCATCCCGAAGCAAGCCAACGCCATCTTCATCACCCCGAATGTTGAGTTCGCTGCCGACTTCAAGAAGGGGGTGCTCGGCGGAGTTGCTACTTGGTCTGAAGGTTGGATGGTCGAGAACTATGAGGACATCCTTACTCCGGAGCAGATCGAAAGGGCGAAGCTCAAGGCCCTGTCCGAAATCGACGCCGAGACCAAGAAAGATTACAAGCTAACCCCCAAGAGCCATCACTCGGCTTTTGTGGAAACCGCAGAGTTTAATCAAGCATTGCTGGATGAGATGCCATCTAGGGCAAATGTCATTCCGCTGTTTGTGAAGGCCGAGAACCCGTTCAATTACGACAACCCGAATCATGTTCGTCAGGTTGTTGCTCGCCTGTTCTTGGATTCCGGTGTTGATCTTGAGACAGACCCCAACGGTCTGATCCGTTTTGAAGATAAAAATGGATCGATCGCGGACAAGCAGTATTCCGAGGATGAAGTCTACAAGATGCTCTCCAAGGGATACTGGCCATTGATCGAGCAGGATGAGACGCAGGAAGCAATTCGCGGGCTCGGGTTTGATGGGTTCTCTGTGCAGGAATCCATGACCAAGAACTATGCCGTATACGATTCCACTCAGGTTAAATCTTCGGTTGGTAACTCCGGCAAGTTTTCTCCGGAAAAGAAAAGTATTCGATACAGCATTGCTCAAACCAAGACCGAGCCGTTTAAACGGTTCTTTGGTGAGAGCAAGATTGTCGATAGGAACGGCAATCCGCTGATGATGTATCACGCCACCCCATCCCCGGATGAGGAGGACATATTCAGTGTCTTCCGCAGGTCGGACGATGGAAAGCTGGGGCAGGGCATCTACACGACTGCTGTCGAAAGGTATGCCGAGAGCTTCGCGCCAGAGGGCGCTGTTATGCCGCTCTGGGTCTCTATCGAGAACCCCCTCTATATCGACCTATCCACCTCTATTGAGAAGGGCAGGAGCCCGAGGGATATCCTGCGGGCCAAGATGGATGGCAGGGAGCGGACTGGGGAGGTTGACTACCTCAGACTGGATAGCAGCGGCGCAAAAGAAATCAGCGATCGTTTAAACATGGAGATCAGGGAGCTTACCGGCAAGCGTCTGATGGATATGTCTGGAGCCTCCATCCGCAGAACGCTGCAGAAGGCTGGGTATGACGGCATTGTTGTCAGGGATGCTGACGGCAACTTCGTTGAAGTAAATGCCTTTGATAAAACTCAAGTAAAGTCCGCTGTCGGTAACCGTGGAACCTTCAAAGGCAAGGACATCCGCTACAGCATCAGCTCCTCAAGAGAGCTTTTCGACCCTAAAGAAATAGAAAAGCATAGTCACACACCAAATAAAGGGCGCACCAAGTTAATCGATATGGACATCGATGACTTTCTTCGCTTAGCTACTCCCGGTCATGTAAAAAGCAAAGAGGCTGACGTAGAAAAAGCCCTTAACTCAGGAGAAAAGCTGCGAGAGTTACCTAGCATCGTTGCTTATCAAGATGATGGTAAAGGTGATCTTATTGTTGATGGAAACAATGATCCGCGCCGCGAAGGAATAAATAATCACGAAGGCAGGCACCGTGCCAGAGCATTGAAGAAACGCGGATACACCACGATGCCGGTAATGCTGACCACAAACATTCGTTTTTCCGAGCAGCAAGACCCAGAAAAATTTGACTACATCGAAGATTGGCCCAAGAAGATCATTGGCTATAATGGTAATACAGCAGCTTTTCCCGTAAAAAGAGAAGACGCTGATAAAGACTATCAAACGCCAGATAAAAGTGACATCCGTTACAGCCTAGAGAAAGACATCAAAGGCAAGGCTGGCCTTGGTCAGGCTGCGGTAGACGAGATCAAGCGCACTACCGCCAAACGGGAAGAGGAAGGATTCTTCAGTCGGTTTATATCTTCGATCTCCCCTGAGGGCATTGAAAAGTTTAGGGCTTTATACATCCAGAGGTATCAGGCTCTGGAACGCAATACCAAGGCTGTTGCCGATCGCTTCGGTGAGTCCCGCCTGCTTGCAGATCAGTCTGCGATTGCGGCGGCGTTGATGAGCCATAGGGCTGCAGGCATTGCCGGCCAGTCTTACCTTAATGGTGTTCCGGTCTACGAGAAGGGCTATACCCGTGTTGATGATCTCGGCGGCAAGGTCAAGGGGTTGATTCCGATCTTTCAGCCGTTGATGAAATACAACGATCCGTTTGTGTTTCAGGCATTCCAGTTTTATGGCGCTACCCGCCGTGGTGCAAGGCTCTTCAAGGAAGGCCGCGAGAAGCTGCTGACTCCGCAGGACATTCGCTTTGGCAAACTGCTGGAAAAAGAGTATCCGGAGTTTAAACAGGTATTTGATGAATACCAGAAATATAATCGTGGTTTAGTAAAGTTTCTTGTGGACACCGGAGTATTGACCGAGGAGATGGGCCGCAAATGGACGATGTATGCGGACTACATCCCGTTTTATCGGCAGGCTGACGGCGAAGAGACCCTCGGGCCGAAGCTTTTCCACAACTTGTCTGGAGTCCAGCCGACCAAAAAGCTCAAGGGTGGCGAGTTTAAACTGGACGACTTCCTTGAGACGGTCGTCAGGAACACGAAATCTGCTGTCGAGCAGGGCATGAAAAACATTGCGGCTCAACGGGCTGTCAATGAGGCCATGATGCTCAATACCCCGGGTCAATTTGACTACGCCAAGAAGCTGCCTGCCGGTTCTGCGGGTGGCCCAGATATCGTCAATGTCCGCGAGAAGGGCGTTGATGTGAAATACAAGGTGGCAGACCCGATGTGGGTTGAGGCTATGAAGGGTCTCTACGCACAGAACCCCTATGAAGACCTCCTGAAGATCGTCGGCTTCCCGACCCGCATGCTGCGGAACATCGTCACCAAGATGCCTGATTTTATGGTGGCCAACTTGCTGCGGGATTCGATGAGCGCATGGGTTACGTCTGGTAGCGACTTCAAGCCGATCATTGATACGTTTAAACAGGCAGGTAAAGAGCTTGCCGGCGGATCACCAGAGGCCCGACTGCTTCGTGCCGCAGGCGTTGCGACTGGCTACGAGTTCGCTGGAGATGTGAAGGCATCTGCCAAAGAGTTTTCCAAAGAGTTGAGGGCACTTACAGGCAAAAGAACCACGGCAGAGAAGGTTATGCTGCCGCTAGATGCGGCATGGAATCTGCTGGAAAAGGGATCAAACCTTTCGGATATCGCAACCCGAGCCGAGGTGGCAAGAAGGACTCTTGCCGAAACCGGTAATGAGGCTGAGGCAGTGTTTCGCGCAATTGAGGTCATGAACTTCGACCGCATGGGTTCCAGCCTTTTGGTTCAGGTTATGGCCGCTATCACTCCGTTCTTCAATGCGCGTGTTCAGGGCCTTGATCTTCTGTATCGAGCGGGAATGGGTGAGCTTGCTCAGGCCAATCGTAAAGCTGCCCACAAGGCATTCATGATCAGAGCAACGACATTGATCGCCCTGTCTGCGGTCTACTGGATGCTTGCATCTGATACGGATGACTACAAGAAGGAAAACGAAGAGACCCGAGACAACAACTGGATCATCGGCCCAGTCAAGCTGCCGATCCCGTATGAGATCGGCGTTCTGTTCAAGGTCATTCCTGAGCGGATTATGGGTTACTTCTTCGGCACCGATACCGGCAAGGATGTGATTGATTCCGCTCGTCGGCAAGCAACGTCAACTCTTGGCATCAACATTGTGCCGCAGGCTTTTCTTCCTGTGCTGGAGAATGCGGTGGATTACTCCTTCTTCACCGCAAGGCCGGTAATCCCGAAGGGTATGGAGGATGTGGCTCCGCAGTTCCAAGCAACATCCACTACCAGCCTTGTCGCTCAAAAAATTGGGCAAGCCACCGGAACATCGCCAATCAAGATCGACAATTTGATCAACGGTTACTTTGGCGCACTCGGGTCTTATAGTGCCCTTGCCATCGATTCCATGCTCCGCACCACAAGCGATCCGGTAAAGCCGACCATGCGATTGGATCAGATGCCCGTGATCCGCAGGTTCCTTACTGCAACTGAATCTCAGGGAACTGTGGGCGCTTTCTACGACCTGAAGGACGCTGTTGATGAAGTAACCCGCACCAGCAATTTCCTGCTGAATGCCGGACGTTACGACCAGTATGCCGCCTACATGAAAGAGAATGGCAAGCTGTTTGAAATCAAGCCTTTGGTGCAACACCTCGACAAAGACTTGACTTCATTGCGTGAGAGAGAAAACCAGATAAGAGGTCTTGGTGAGAAGGATATCTCTGCCGATGAAAAGCAAGCAGCACTGAATGCTATTCGGGAAGCACGGAACAATCTGACGGCAAAGATTCGTGAGGTACGGAAGAAGCTTTAGACTGAATAAATGAGTGGGACTGCCGCTTTGCGCACCAGCGGCATTCAGTCCCCGCTCTCTTCCCCCACTTGTTGTACTTCGGAACCATGTCTTCCTCGTTGTGTTCCCTGTTGCATTTGAAGCAGAATTTCCGCATTTTGTTTTACCTGTTCGTATAGCTCCCATTCGGAGCCGTATCGTTTCTCAAAAGCCTTCTTCCATGGGTGGCGGGATACATATTCATCCCCGTTTACACCAGCCCTATGGTGCCAGTAGCAGAGGGGTATGGTGTGAAGATCATCAACCCTCCGACCGTTCTTGTGAATATGATGAATGTCCGCAGGGGACTTAACCCCGCGCTCGTTTAAACAGACGATACACCCCATCGACTCCAGTAAGCCAAACCACTGATCAGTTTTCTGCAAAATCTGATGCCCACGGGAATGCGGTCTGCCAATAAAACTGCAAAGCAAACGCCTCTCGTTTTGGGTTGGGGCGCCAGTCCGGAGGTATGGCCTTGCCTGTGACATACCTTTGGCACGGCCCCTCATCAAATATGTCATGGATGTCTACCCTCTTCCGCATGCTGTCATACAGCTTTGGATCAGCCATCCTGAACTCGTATGCTGAATTGTATTGGGATGCAATCGTAACCATCTCTTCCAGCGTCTTGGTTTTGCTTTTGAATCTCAAATCAGTCTCCTGAAATCTGAAACATCAAGAACCCATGAGTGGGTCTTATTCCCGTCGCTGCCATCCCTCGTTATGTATCCATGAACCTTCCTGCGTTTAAACGTGATGCTATCCATGATCTCCCGGCAGGTCGCCACATAAACGCCGTTGTTCGCATTTTCTGGGTGGTCAAGCCAGAAATAGATCGGGAACTCACCGCCATAGTAAACGGAATACCTCGTTAAATCATAGACGTTAAGTGTGACGCAGCGTTCTGTTGGCACCCCGTAGCGCTCGGAAGTCCGGTATGGCTCCTTCTGCACCTTCAGGTCTGCCACAGTCCACATCTTGATGCTGAACAGGTCTGGGGCATATCGATCAACCTCCTTCGCCGGATTCATGATCAACCTCAACTGCAATCCAAACCTGAGAACAAATTCCAACTCGTCCTCGGGGTGGCTCACCCAATGAGCCTTGTCGTTCGGGTCATGCATGTTTAAACGATCTTCACATGGCAGGAGTGATGCAGCCTCGACTCCCGTGTGGCGTTTACTTCTTGGCAGACGTAGATTGTTCCGCTGGGGGTAGTCCGATCCCAACGGAGGAATTTGAACCGCTGCCCCGTCCGAAGCAGGATAAATTCCTGCCCCGGCTGTAGGTTCCTGACGAACTTAATCACTCAAATATCCCAATGGTTTGTGTTTAAACGGCCAGATGCTCTACCGCGTCCTTGCAAAAGGACGGGGAGAACTTGGCATATACCCGTTCGGTGATCTGGGTGTTTGAATGCCCGAGGATGCGGGCGATCTGGGTCATGGGAACATTCTTCTGAGCCAGCTGTGTCGCAACCGTGTGACGAAGGACATGGGGGGTTATTTTGAAGCGGGTTTCCTTCATAACCTTCCGCCAACTAGTGTCGATTGACAGAACCTGCCTCCCAGCCCTGCTAATCACCCAGTCAGAATCCCTCGCCAAACCCTTCAGGAACGCCCGTAGCGAGCTGGACATGGGCACGACACCTCTACCCTTCATCCGGTGGTAAAGCGGGGCTGTACGGTCGTTAAAATCGATCAGGTTTGACTTGAAGTCCACCTGATCCCAGCGGAGGGTCAGGATCGCTTCCTTGCGCTGACCGGTCATCAGGGCAATACGAACAAATGTATCCAGTTCCGGATACGCCTTAGTCTCCGACAGAAGGATGGCTACCTCCTCTTCGTTCAGGAACTGAGCCCGTGGCGGCGGGGACGGCAGCTTCTGGATGGACGGGAGGAAGCTGATCTTGCCCTGTTTAAACGCATATCGAAGGGCCGCTTGGAGGACGCCCAGCTCCCGGTTTAGGGTTCCCGGCAGCACACCCCGGTCGGTCATGTATTGCGGGATGCTTGCAGCAACATCGTTGATCTTCAGTTTGCCAAGCTTACGCAGGTGTTTAATCGCTATCAAGCCACGCTTGAGAGTTCGAGTTCCTCTCAAGTGCAATGCGTAGCAATCTAGCACGGCGTTCAAGGTGTCTTTTTCCGTATTCATGGTTTCGTAATTCCTTCAGAGCCTCTTGATATAGGCCGTAACAAGGATCATCGCTTGTCACAGCCTCCCATGCGTCAATGCAACGGCCAGTGTATTCCTCGCTTGTCTTGATTGCGAACTGTGCAAGCTCATGGCCATGCTTGTTTAAATTCACCGCTTCTTCTTTACCAACTGCACCGGAGATATTTGCTCCACCTCCAGTCGATACTTGCGGATTGTTTCAGCAACATCGGTCTGCACTGGCTTTGTTGGGACGAACTTACAGCCAACATCGGCTACATACTTTTTGCGGCTGCGCAGGTATGCGATGGCTTCGTCCAGCTTGTCCTGTCTCATAGCGGTGCCTCCTCGATGTCATTTAGATTTACGCTTCGCTTTGCGGGCTTTGCGGGCCTTCTGCATCCGTTTGGCTGGCTTATTGGTTGTCCAGTACTTGCTGCGCTTGGTGTATTTGCGCTTGGGCTTGGGGGCATTGGCGAATGTCCACTTGATTGCTTCGTGGGCAGGGTTGTCGGGAATGGCCACGTCAACGGTAGGATTTTCAAACTCGATCTTGTAGGGGGCTTCGGGTTCATTGTTGGTTCCTTTGCGTCGTTCAGCAAGATAATCGTGTAACACTTTGTAAGCTACCCATGCACCAATAGCCACACCCACCAACATCAGTACTTTTCCGATCAGTTCCATGTCATTCTCCTTTGTTGTTTAAAAACTTCTAGCGCCACACATACTCTTTCGGGGAAGTTACTTCAGTCTTATGCCCGCAGACATCGCAGACATTGTGCGACCACTTCATCTTCAACCAGCGATCCACCTTGCCACCCAGCTTGCCGGCACAAGAGATACAGACGAACTCATTCTCCAGCGGTGGTTTTACTTCCCTAGCAGTTTTTTCGTAGTACGACTTCATAAATAGTTTCATCCGTTCTTCTCCTTCAGTTTTGCTTCAAGCGCAACAACCATATCAACTACATACGGGCGGTTTGCAAAGCTGATTTCCTTAATCTCCTCTTTCGTCAACCCAACCCATTCACGCTGTGCCGCGGGTTGATTGCAGTTACACGCGGCAGGTTGTGGCGGGTTAGAAAGTAACATTTGAGTGAGCGATGCACACCAACCTTGATGCGCCACCGGCTCCTGCTTCTCAGCCTGCTCGATGGCGGTGCGGAGGGCGGCTCTCGCTGCGTCCACTTGCTCCCACGAATAGGCATCCAGCGCCTCCAGCGCCTGCTTCATGGCTTCGATGCTCATGTGTTCTCCTTGCCCATTTCGCGTATTTGATTAGCCGCGTAATGGTAATAGTTATGAGATTGCTCGCCCTGCATTTCATGCAAACGCATCAGCACATCAATGCACGCCTCACGCTCCTCTCTGACGGCGACTTCTTTGGCTTCATGTAACTCTCGCATCACCTCAATAACGGCTTGCTCGTGTTTAAGCAAAATGGCTCGGATCATATCCATCGGCTTTTCAATCATGGCAACCGCTGCGGCTTTGACTTTCTCATCGTCTGTCTTTGCCTTGGCAACGGCTTCCGCGTGTAGCTTGCTTAATGGCTTCATGATACATACCCATCCGTTATGACTTTGTTTTTAGCTTCCTCCAGCGCACCAATGAGCGTGAGCCTATCGGGGGTGGTGGAAACCTTTATCTTAAATTGGCTGCTGTCTTTCCAGAAGCACAGCACGATGACGGTGTCAGGCTCTTCTTCCAGCGCTTCGTTTAGGATAGCTGCGGATTGTTCTTTGTGGTGGTTGCTGATTTTTATCGCTTTCATTTCAACTCCTTGCGCGAATGGCGGCGGCGATCTCGCGGTAGTCGTAACTCCACACCGGGCCGTAGAACAACTTCGCACACGCCTCTCGCTCGGCAGCAACAACAAGTTCGGCGAAGCGTTCAAGGCAGTGAATGCCGGGTACGGCGATTACCCCAAGGTGTTGCATAAATCCAGCTTCCTGCGCCATGCTGATTATGTCGTCTTGACTCATCATCCCTCCGTCACAGTAGGAACGTCTATCCATTCAGACCAGCCGTGGATCAGGTCTGCGTGTCTGTGTCTCATTTCCACCTCCAGCATTTGATTGCGCCGTTCTCAACAACGTAGATCGTCATCTCACCCTCGGTTTTGGGCATCGGGCACACAGACAGCGCCACCTTCTGCGCTGCAGGCTCGACTTCTTTGACACGATACCCAACAGCCGCTGCAGCCGCGCCAACAAACAACCCAGCGACCAGCGTCACGGCCATGCGCTTGATCAGGATGCTGCCATCAATTACGTAAGGTTTACCCATAGAGCCTCCATGTTTAAACTACAGTTTATCTAAACGCTCGTTCGCCAGCAGGTCGGTGTATTTCTCTGGATATCTTTTTTGCAGTTTTGCCACATTGCTTTTGGCTATGTCACCAAGATTAGCCCCAAGAACTTCTGCGGCCAATGCCGTATACCAGAGGATGTCACCTATTTCTTCCAGCAAGTTTTCCTTGTCTAGTTCCTTGTTGTAGATTTGATGCTTCTTCACAGAATCGACAAACTCTCCAGCCTCTCCGGCAAGGCCGTATGCTGCGTGAGTAAGGTCAAGATGGAAGTCCACTCGCTTCGCTGTCCTCATCGCCATCTGCTGGAAATTTGATAGATCCATCTTCTTCCTTTCTGATCAGGTTGTTTAAATCATCACACACTATGTCCGCGAAAGACTTGCCGGATGGGAATCGCATTTGCCCACCCTTTGAGTTCTTCGTTACATCCATTGCCTGCTTGATCGCTTCATTAAATCCAGCGTTGAACCGATCGCTGGTGTTCATCCGCATAGTAAGACCTTCGCGCACAAGTTGCGACACATTGATGCGTTCCTTCTTCGCAAAAATTTTTGCCGCCGCTCTTTGTTTGAGCGTGATGTAGATCATCAGCGGATGGAAAGTTTTAAAACGGCTCATCTTTTTCCCTTTCGTATTTCTCCACGATCTGATCAAACGCTTTCTGCGCCATCTGGTTACCGTTAAGCTCAGTGCGTGACTTGATCATGCAGGTATGGTGCAACCATGCCACCGCCCGATCTTCGTCTTCGCAGGATTGACCTTCCAGCCTTTCAATCCACTGGCGAAAACGAACATCACGGCAAAGCATCCCAGCCTTCTTGACTCTGCTCTCGTAGTTACGGGGGGTCTCGTCCTCATTGACCCTGACCATAGCCACACCATAGCGAGCCCCGACAAAATCCCGCATAAGTTCCTCGGGGATTTCGTCAGGGTGAATCTTCACGGTCAGAACAAAGCCGGTGGCATCCTGCTTCAGGGCAACCTTGACAGCCTCGAACTGGAGTGCGGTCATTGTGATCCTCTCATCCCCGATTGAAATTCGAGGTAGCTGATGACGGCCTTGTATCCAACAATGGCGTTGTCCCTCTCATTGATGATGCGGCGAAGCTCATCGATCTCGGCCTCCTGCTTGCTGACCGTCTGACCGAGAAGCCTGACAGCATCGTCACGCATCGCTTGTTTTTGGCTGGTCTTAGAACGGCTCATCTTCGACCTCCACAGTCACTTTTTTGGACGGCATCATTGACGGATCGTTGACCGCAATCGACAGATAAGTTTTGCCGTTTTTTGCCTTCTTTTTCCATCCGCTGATCTTGATCGTTGCAACACCGTCTACAACCTTGATGGTGCTTGCTGCGATTGCGATCTCGCCAAAATAGTCGGGCGAGGTTGGAAGGTTCTTTGCGGTGACGCTGAACAAAGTGCCGGTATTCGGGCGAACTTCAAATGGTTTATCAAACGTCTTCATTATTTCTTCTCCTTGAGTTTAGTGCGGGTTTGACGGAAATGCTCCTTCAGGTCTTCGTGAGCGGCAGGGTCTGCCGCCTCGATGGCCTCGATCTTGGGAAGGTTCTCTCCCCAGAGTTCTTTCAGCTCTTTTTCATCGCTCATGTTGCCAGCAAATTCTTTCAGAACTTTGATCATCAGCTTCTGATCATCGTTTAAACCGACTGCCTTCGGGGCTGCCTTATGTTCTGTTTTGGGGGCCGCCTTCGGCTCGTCTTTCTTCGGCGCATCTTTCACCGGCTCCGCCGAATCAAGCGCGTCATGCTCAACGATTTCAAGGGCAGCGACCCACAGGTATCTGCGTATGTAGGTCTCGACCGCACCCAAGTTCTGCACTGGGTGACATCCCTTCAGCGCAGCCTCAGACATCGGACTGGTAATGCTGATCCTGTCCTCAGGTTTTTCGTTGTTGACGATATCCATTGTGGCGATGTTCTGCTCAAAACGGATAACCGATGTCAGTCCCACTTCCTTGAATATTTGCAGTGCAGGCACAACAAAATCGCCAAGTTCAAAATAGTAATAGCCAGCGAACTTGTTGTGACCTGACTTTTTGATCTCTGCGGCATGGAACTTCTCCCGCGCCAGATTCAACTTTTGATACACGTTCATTCTTCTACTCCTTTCGTTGCTTGATATTGGCTGCACCATTGCGACACACCACAGTAGTCACCGGTGCAACGGATGGCCTCCCCCTTCCTTGTTTCAACGAAACCTTTTTCCTGCTCTGCGAATTGCTTCGCGTCAGCTTCGCTGTCGAACAACTTGACCGCTCTCTTGCGGCCTTCCTTCATGACCGCGAACTTCGTCTCCCGCACCCACCGGTCTTCATCGGTGCAGAGCGGGAGTTCCTCATCGAACGCAATCGCCACCTTCCCAGTGTTGTGGGCAGAGATACGACTGCGAACAAATTCCTCAGCTTCTTCGTGCGACCACAGGCGCAAGTCGATCACCTGAATTGGTGCCTTGGGGTAATCCTCCCGCCGCTCGGCCTCCCTGCGATTCCAGTCGCGGATCAGGGCGATGATCTTCACGCCCTTGACGTTCTTCTTCTTCTCGCGCCGAACCAGCCAGCCGTATACGTTCTGTTGCTGCTCCCAGTCGGGCTTCTCATTCATGACTGCCCAAGCGGAAGTGAACTTGTAATCCATGATGGTCACGCCATCGTCTTCTTCCTGCTGCACATCAATCGCACCGGACACCACAACGCCCTCGAAGGTAGAGAACAAGCGTTCTTCCGTGATGTGCCCTTCCGCCTGACCGCGCTCCGCCACCACATGCAGGGCAGAGCCCATCAACTGCCAGAGCATCTGCGACACGTCCTGCTTCATATGCCCATGGAACAACTTTCGCAGACGCTGCACTCGGGACGGGGCAAGTAACTCCGTGACAGAGTAGTCAGCGTTGCCCTTACTGTAGTAGTCTCTGCGTGCTAGAGACATCAGTGTTTCGGGAACACCGAAATTATTGGTTACTTCCATCTGTGACCTCCGTTTAATGAAATGGGACAATAGCGCAACTATGCGAACAATACAACAGATATTACCAATTACCTTCACCATTCATGGTGAGCCTGCGTCCAAATCCAATAGCCGGAAGCTGGTCACCATTCGAGGAAGGCCAGCGTTTATTAAGTCTCAGAAGGCGAGGGACTACGGTGAGTCGTTTAAACAGCAGTGCCCCAAGCTTGACCCGGTGATTGATGGCGATGTGGCAATCATCATGACCATCCACTACGCCTCCCGCAGACCTGATCTGGACGAGACCCTGATCCTCGACCTCATGCAAGACCTGATTTACACCAACGACCGGCAGGTAAAGGAGCGGCATACATACTGGGCGCTGGACAGGGAGTCTCCCCGCACTGAAATAACCATCGTCAGGCTTGACCAGAAGGCCGCTATTGCGTCGCTGCTGCAAGGGAGGGGGTTGGTATCACCCGAGCAAAAAAAGACCGCCCGAAGGCGGTCTAAGGGGTAGGCTGGGTAACGGAGGGAGAACCAGCCAATCGCAACGGAGGCTCTAAGGTTCCATGCGACGAGCGAATCATACCATGTCCCCCGTGAAGGGGTATACCCCATGAAGGGGGATAGGGGTATACCCCAAATTGGGGGATAGGGGTATACCCCAAATTGGGGGAGTAGGGGGAGATCCGGCATAAGCGCTACAAGCGCTACAAGCGCTACAACCATGTAGGGGGAGGAGTGATGCTGCTCGTTTAAACGGTGGTGTTTATATTGTTCAAGGTTTTTATTACAATCCGCCCTCGGGGGCGGATTGTAATAAAAGCTCTGTGTATAATTTTTCTTACCCGAAAGCGGATGCTGGTTATTGGTGGACGCCTGCCGGTGTAGCGAGTAGGGACAACCTACGGAGGGAACATGAAAGCACTGATCGCAACATTGATGTTCGTATCAACGGTGGCTCATGCGCAATCAAGGGAATGGGTTGCTCGGATGCCGAACAAAGCTGGCGGCACCATTGTCTTCCTCACTGTCACCGGATCATGCAAGCAGGGGCATGCAGTCTATGGATCAACTGCATCGGGACTGATGGCATGGGGCTGCTGGATCACCTCAGACAATCATGTTCTCGTTTTCTGGAACGAGGGTGAAACGAGAACAAGTGCGTTCTCATATCTCGATCTGGAAATGAATCCGCTGTATATGAAAAAATCTGCCCCAGTCACACCGCAGAGTTCAGGCTCACCAAATTATTTTTGAATCCAGCTATTGACTGGATGTTTGTTCCTGCTTTAGGATTCCCTCGCCTGTGAAAAAGACAGGTCGCTCCGTGGCGGAGTGTGTTACCGCGAAGAACCCATACTCATCGGGTTTTGGTCTGAGAAGTGCGAAAAGTCGCGGTTTCGCTCCGATCACGCCACGACCTAGACCCGAGCAGTATGGGTTTTTCTTTTGAACGGGCCGATACGAAGTTTTATCGGTGGAAGGGAGTAAGAGAAGATGGCTCCAGTGCAAACTGTCCAGATCGCATCCCTGTTACGTTCTTATTCGTATCGGAAGTGCCGACAAGAAGACTGCTGAACGGCAATCTGCGGATGTTGGCTGAAGGTTCCTTAGATAACATCACAGGAAGAAAACCGACAGTCAATCGGGGGCAGACAGACTTGACGCATCAACGTCAAAAGCCCCGATTCATGAAGAGATGATGCTCTCTCTTCTGGTGATACAAGCGACCGAACGACCGACGCTGGTGACACCAAGACTTCCCCGATCCATTTAATTATGGGTTGGGGATATTTTGGTTCTCTCGCTCCCTCGCTCCCTCGGCTGGTAATAAAAGAACAGGAAAAATTATGATTAAATTTTTCAAATACGTTCGTTGCATTAAATGTGGACTTCTATTCCAGCCAACGGAGCTCAGAAAGTATCCGTCGTATTGTTCTGCGCAATGCTTTCATAAGTAGAGCGAGCTCTCTATGCGAAGACGTGAAGTGCAAGAATCTGTTCTCAGGGCGGTATCTAGGGGATACCGCTACTCAGATGCTATTGCTGAAGTGGTTGGCATCAAAAAAGTAGAAGTGTTCGCACATCTTTGTAGACTCATATCGAAGGGATTGGTAGAGTGTTAACGCTGCAACCAAGGCAGCAGCCGCAAGGCTTACGCCATCACATCAATCAAGGTTGTTCTTCTCGAAAAATTATGGACGAAAAGATAAAAGAACTTGAGGATCGTATTGCATTGATGCGAGACGCTAGTGCTCGCTGGGATAGTGATTATCCGAAATTTAATCCAGAGCAAAGACTCAGGCTTGAGATAAGCCTGATAAAGCACGGATGTCATGTTGAGCAAGATGCTCATGGGCTATTGGTCAACAAAAAATTTATCGTGGCAGTGTCTAAGCAAAAATGGTGCGTCAAAGGTAAGTATGTCTGGTATTGGTACAAAGACATCCCGACTCTTGTGGCGCAATACATCAACCAAGGCACACCTAACATCAAAGATATGAACTGAACGGAGGCTCCATGCCACGCGATTGGAAAAAAGAATATCAACTGCAACTCAAACGCGGCGATGACAAAGGGCAGATCGAGCGGCAACGTGCCCGTAGGCAGTATGACAAGAAAGGCATTGACCGCGCCGGTAAAGACATCGATCACAAGACACCGATCAGCAAAGGTGGTCTCTCGAAAGGCGGTAACCTCCGCTTGAGGGATCGCAGCAAGAACCGCTCCGACAACAAAAAGAAGTAGCACCAAAGAGGCTCTATGGACTTGTCCGATCTGGTAGGGATTGTTCCCTACGATGGGGGAACCCATCGCTATATCTGCCCAGCATGCACACCAGCAAGGCGCAAGCAAAACATGCGCGACCTTGCTGTCACTCGCAGCGAAGACGCACTCAAGTACACCTGCCATCACTGTGGTGAGACGGGTGTTCACGTAATAAACTCGGAGAGAAAAATGACTGCCGTTCAGAAGCCAGCGATCAGACTCGACCTGACAGAAGCGCATCTTGAATACCTGAAGCAGCGCGGCATCAGTGCAGAGACCGCAGCAAAGGCAAGACTGTTCGCATCACGCAAGTGGTTCAACCGATCTAACGCCGAGGCAGACTGCATCGCTTTCCCGTACTTCAAGGACGGAAAGATGACGGCCTGCAAGTATCGATCGCTCGCCGCGAAGGACTTTACCCAAGACAACGGCGGGGCGCAGACATACTGGCTGATTGATGATCTTGATGTATCGAAGCCGGTGGTGATTGTGGAAGGGGAGATGGACGCCCTCACTCTCATGGAAATAGGGGTGCCAAACGCGCTATCCGTGCCCTCAGGCGCACCGATGCGGGTGGTTGATGGGAAGGTATCAGCCAAGGAGGACAAGCGCTTTGCGTTCGTTTGGGACGCTTTTGAGGCTATCGGCAAGGCACCTTGGGTGGTGCTGGCAACGGACAACGATCCGGCAGGTCATGCGCTGGCCGAGGAACTGGCGCGAAGGATTGGGAAGGATAAATGCAGGCTGGCCAAGCTGCCGGCCAAGGATGCGAACGATGTGCTGCTGAAGCACGGCGCAGATGCCCTGCGCGAGGCCATCGACAAGGCCGAGCCATACCCAGTGCAAGGGGTCAGCTCTGCGATGGAGTTCAAAGACCGTTTAAACGACCTATATAGCAAGGGGACAGGGAAGGGATTCGGCACCGGATATGACGCCATCGACCAGCTTTACACGGTGGTGCCCAGCCAGATGACCGTGGTCACCGGCTACCCGTCGATGGGCAAGAGCAACTTCGTGGATCAGCTAATGGTGAATCTGGCGAGGGAGCATGACTGGAAGTTCGCCCTGTGTTCGTTCGAGAACGCGCCCGAAGTTCACATCAGCCGACTAATCGAGATTTACAGCAAGAAAAGATTCTTCGACGGCGAGAACCGGATCAGCGAAGAGGAATTCCAGACGGCCTATCAATGGGTCAACGAACACTTTGTCTTCCTGACCAACGAGAGCAGTGAGCCTGCGAACATCGGATCGATCATCGAGAGAGCGAAGGCAGCAGTGGCGCGGATGGGTGTGCGCGGTCTGCTGATCGATCCATACAACTACATCGAACTGGATCGTGGTGACAGCGAGACAGCGGCGATCAGCAACATGCTGACGCGGGTGCAGCAGTTTGCGAAGAGCAGCGGGGTTCACGTTTGGTTTGTCGCTCATCCTGCGAAGATCAATCGGCAGGGAATGGACTTGCCAAGGCCGGACGGCATGGCGATCAGCGGGTCAATGGCGTGGTGGGCGAAGACCGACTGCGGCATTACTGTGCATCGTGTGGGGAAGGATACCCAGATCGCGGTGTGGAAGTGCAGATACCGCTGGGTAGGTCAGACGGGGGAAGCCCTGCTCAAGTACGACAAGAACACGGGCACGTACCAAGAGATCAAAGACTTCTTCTGAAAAAAAGAAGGGGGGCCGAAGCCCCCCCGATATTATTAAATTATCTCGGCACTTCCAGCGAGAGAACTATCACAAAGAAGAGCCAAGACAGCGCCACCGCAAGCAGCGCTGAGCCAACGATTTGTATCAGATTTTTCATCACTACCTCCCAATCAGTGAATGACCTCGTCTCCCCTGTTTCTCTGCGTTTCGTAACCATCCAGCATGACCTGAAAAATTGCTGACGGCGGTAGGTCTGCGCTGGCCGCAAGATTTCCGGTCAAATCCGCAAGCGCAAAAACAATTGCGCCCGACAATGAATCCATTTCAACTTGATCAAGTGATTTTTTCTCCCATTGAATTGATTTGTCTTCCCTCAAATTTTTGATCATTGATAGTTTAATCTTTCTGACCGTTTTGAAAAAATCTTCGTTTTCGTTTTTCATCTTTACCTCCCATCAACTAGTGTCAAAGGCCTCTGGCAATAGACTTGCCAGCGTCAGTGGATAGATACCGAACATTGGGCTTGATACCCACCCTACCCAAGTCCAAGCGATCTGCATCCCAGCAGGCACCGATCAGCAGGTCGCTTGTAGTCTTGCCGTCAGTGTGTTCGGCACACGCTACATAGAGTGAATCAAAATCCTCTTGACTCAACTCCCGCAGTATTGGGTAATCGTTGCGTAGTTTAAACGCCAACTCCGCACCCCGCCGCCCGTGCCCCTCGTCATCGCATTCATTCTCCCGACATGCGTCATGGAAAATTGAGAACAACTGGATGACGTTGGCGTTTAAACCGTGATACAGGGCAATCTGCTGCCCTGCCCTGTTCACGTTCACCCAGTGCGGCCAGCCGTGGGTGCCATGCCAATCCAGCTTGTATTGCGCCTTGATACGTTCCACGAGATTGTTCATAGCTTGTCCTTTCGTATTGCGTTAAGCAGCTTGTTGAATGCGCCGCTGAATAACTCCGCTGCGCTCTTCACGTTCGCATGATGTGTATAGCACTTTCTGATATCACCGCCGATGCACAAGGCAATGATGACCACACCCAGCTTGTCGGCAAGCTTCTCGATCTGTCGATGGTTGCCGGTGATGAATGCATCGGCATCAGTGATCAGGATCAGAACCTTACGTTCCTCGCTGCGCTGAGACAGCTGAACCAGCGTTTCGTACACTGACGCGTAGTCAGGTGTGCATCCACGAGAGAGCGTTGGCAATGCGCCGATATTGCAGGCAGCACTGCGCAACGACTGGTTGAACCCCTTCAGGTCAATGAAGGTAACCCGCTCGGCATCGCCGCTTGCATCTTGATACCGGTCACCAGTGAAGGCAGTAACCGATACGGATGCGTTGCACTCGTCGAGCAGCTTGGCGAGGTTGGCGGTTACCACCGAAAATACATCGATGCGCTTAACCCCAGTGGAACCAGCAACGTCCTGAAACGTGCTGCCGCTAACGTCAACAAGGATACTGACCGCAGAGCGGTTGGCTTCCTTGTATTCGCGGCGGGAGAACACAGCGCGTTCACCCGCAGCGAAGCGGGAGAATGCGCGGCGATCAACCCTGCCCGTCTCTTCGCGCCGAGACCAGCCGACATTGTCTACGCTGATGAGCAGCTTGCGAAGAGCGGCCTTCGTTGCGCCGATACCGGCGAACTGCTGCTTGGTTGCAGCCCAGAAGGCGCTCTCTGCGAATGACTTTGACCCATAAATTTTGTGCTGTTCCATTTAAGCCTCCGCGAATGTAAGAGTTTTGCGTGTTGAAGTAATGCGCGGCGCAGTAAAACCGTCGATGACACCGGCATCTGCGAACACTGAACCGATTGAATCGCTTGGCTCAATGCTCACTTCACCCTTGCCACTGCCGCCACCACCACCGCCACCGCCGTCTGCGTCACCATTACCGGCATCATTACCGGCATCGTTACCGGCACCATCGCCGTCTGCATCACCATCACCATCACCATCGCCAGCATCATCACCGGCACCATCGCCAGCATCATCACCGGCATCGGCGTCATCCCCCTGCTGATCGCCCCGCTGATCATCGTCATGATCTTGGGGTTGATCCTGCTGCTGATCCTGCTGCTGATCCTGCTGCTGATCCTGCTGCTGTTGATCCTTGATTGCGGCCAGCAACTCTTTGGCCACATCAATTATCTCGGCGGTGCTGGTGCATGACTGACCCTTGCGGAGCGCCTGCTCTATCGCACGGCCATACTTGCTGCGCTGATAGACCGGAGCGCACGGGATCGAATACCCGTTCAGTCTGCGCCCCTCAACCGCAAGCTGGAAGGCGATGTTGCCTACGTCATTGGGATCAACGTAGTCGCCGCCCTTGTAGTCTTTCAGCAGGATGCTAGACAGCAAGGCCTCAAACAGCACACGTGCATTCGCGCAGTGGCCAGACTTGATGACGCACTGTTCGATGCGCGGGTCTTCCAGCCCGTTAATGAGCCGATGCAGCAGGTGCCCATCCTTGCCTGCCGCATCGACAGCCGCCTTCCAGTCGGGTGATTGCGTATAGCGGACATGACCATACTCATGAATCGCATAGCCGACAAGGTTGGAGAACTGCACCTTGCTGATCTCCGCCGTGTCGCTGACGTTCGGCAAAATCAGGATGGTGCCACGGGAAACATCATTGATAACAGCCGCCCCGTTGCCGCCCCACCGCACCTGAATGAATCGGGCGGGGAGACCAGCAGCGAGGATGACCTTCTCGAATGTGGCTTCGATGCCACGTTTAGCGTTTAAACCTTGCATGATTAACCCTCCAGTGCGGCGATGAAGTCCGCTTCGTTGATTTCGGCAAGGAAGATACCTTGCAATTCACCCGAGCAGTCCTCGGGAAACTTGTTGATTACTGCGTTGCGGAACGCAATCGCATTCGGCAACCCCTTACCTACAGCACGAGCCCAAGCGAACAACTGCCTGAGCGAAGGAGGCTGACTGATGACACCAGCCGCCGCCTTCTGACGCGCCACGTTGGCGAAGCGAACGATGAGGTTCGCCGCCGCCAGAGGCAGGTCAGTACGTGCCACGATCAGCGCCGCTTCCTTGGCGGGAGGCAGGTAATCGAACTCCAGCGTGTAGCTGAAGCGATCGATGAACGCGCTGTTCTGCTCGCGCACACCGGCAAAGTTCCCTTTGCTGTCCCCGTGCCCGTTGCTGTTGTCGCAGCAGAAGAACGCCACGTCATCGGCAACAGGGATACGGGCACCCGTCTCGCTCACCGTCAACGCACGATGAGGGCTGCGCTCACAGAGTGAGTGCAACACCGCCACCGACTGCGCCCGAGCGAAGCCGATCTCATCGAGCAGGATGATGGCACCGTGAACCTGAATGGCTTGGGCGATTATCCCGCCCTTCCAGACCACGTTGCCGCCTTCGATGGTGTTCGCACCAATGAAGTCGGCGCGTTCGAGCGCCTCATCGAAGTTCACTCTGAACAGCGGACGCTGCAACCGAGCCGCCAACTGGGTGACGAACTCGGTCTTGCCAGTGCCACGCTCACCGGCAAGCCAGACGTTATCGGGCAGCTTGTCGGATAACGCCAGCAGCGCCTGATGCAGGTGTTCAGGTGCGAACACGTAGTCAGGCACCAGAGCCGGTGCATCGGGGTGACCCCAGACATGCACGTTTAAACTGCCGAAGTCCACCGCCTCGTAGCGGCATGCATCCTCACCGAATACCTCGGCGGCAGTCTTAACCTGCACTGCGGGGGGTAGGGCTGCAGCCACCTCAGCCAGCCGCTTGGCGGGAACCGCCTTGCGAAACTTGGCAAAGGCATCCGACACGGCGGCAGACACCGCCTTATCTACTGCCTCATCGCTTACGCCAACAGCCTTGAGCTTGCGCTCAAGACGAGCTTCGGCGGCAGCAACCTTCTGCTGCACCTCGTTGGCGGTATCGGCCACCTTGGTGCTGATGTTCGCAACATCAGCGGTGATCGTTCCCGCCTCGTGCTGCAAGGTAACAAGCTGACCCTGCAGTCTGATGATCTCCTCGTTCTGCTTGATGGCGAGATCCGCCAACTCCTTCACCGCCGCGTTGTTGGCGGGAGGGTTGATGGCAGGCGCGGTGACGGTGACCCCTGCCGCCGTGGGGATCGTCTGCTTGACCTGATCAAGCGTGATGCGCCCCTGATTGATCAGGGTGCGAACCCTGTCGATCTGCTCTGCCTTTACGGCGGAGCGGGGAAGACCATGCTGCTCTGCCACAGTGTTCAGCACGGACAGGGGCGTGATGGATAACTGTCTTTCAAATTGAGCGTTGTTCATTTTAGAGCCTCCGTTTTTGAGAGTGATTAGATTACAAAGGTGCTGCCATCGGTTGGGCATACCGGCAAGCCTTGCTGCGCCCACTTCTGAGTCACCCGCACCGTGTAACCACAGGCTGGGCAGCATGCCTTGAGCAGTCGGGTGCTCTGCACCTTCCTGCCCGAGACGTTTAAACGGGCATGCGGATATGCCCCCAGTGAGTCGATCAGGGCACCGAATTCCGCCCTGAACTTGTCACCCGCCGTGGTGGCGGACGGCTTGCCCTCAAGGTGCAGGGCAGTGACCACACGAGGGAACCGCCCCTTGTGCCCGTCACCGTCCGTTGCTGCATGAGCAAGCTCATGCACAAGAACTGCAGACGCCTCGATGGGGTCATCGATGACCGGCGAGATGAGAATCTCGTGGGTCTGGTCATCGCTGGCCTTGGGTGACCAGTGCTCACCGATGCGGCGCGCCTTGTCAGAGCGAGCGGCCTTGCTGGGGAAGCCGCATGTGACACGAATGCGGTCAGGCAGCGGGTGCCCGATTGATTGAAACACCGGCCGCAGTTCAGCGACCAGACTAGACAGCCATTGTTCTCTCGTAAGAATGTTTTCCATTGTTGCCTCCGTTGTTGTGATCGGACAAAGCGTCCGCCACTGCCCCGAAGGGCAGGGACTGAAACTCTGTTCAGTGATAGCGTCACAGCGCAGTGCCCCCGATATGGTAGGTGGTGGGCGTTGCGCTGCTGTGCTTGCTTCTTCGCATCTCTGCCCCTTCGAGTGGGGCGTATCAGTCATCTACGGTGTGCGGTGAGAGAGGGTGCCTCGCGTCTACTGGCCAGCAGGCAGGGAGGACTCCGGTGCGTTGCGTCTGGCCGGTTCACATCACGTGAGCGGCAGCACTCATTCATTTCGCAAGGAGCAATACTGTGCGGTGGCTGTTCAACAGCATCAGGCATCATCATCATCGGGTTTCGATGACCTTGAGATACTCAACCACCAGAGGCTGATCGGGATGATCGTGGTGCTTCAGTCTGTCCCAGACTAACCAGAGGATCACTATGCATGGTGGAGGTGGGCCGCTTAACCGGTAGACCATGGGTTCAGTCTTGCGACTGCCCGTTCAGTGTTCGGGATACTGCTGGTGCGGCCTACCGGCCTGACCTTCCGTCTGGTTCACCCAGACCCCGAAACCCCTGCTACTACTACTACAACAAAACATCAACAACAGGCCAAACAATAGCATGAGTCAATTTAAACATGCAACCCCTTATGCAACTGTTTGATTTTGTTCGCATAATTGCATGTCCCCGGTTGGTCAACCTTGCCGGTTTAAACACCAAAAAATGGGGCAAAAATTAGGGTGGCTTACGAGTGCTGGATGCCGAGCGCTGGCTGAGTGAGGGCTGAGGGGAGGACTGTGTATTTGTTCGCACCGACAGCGCCGGTGTTGTGCCGAAGGCGGACAGCTTCCCGCCTCACGTATACGCGCAGATCAATGATCAGGGAAGGATCAGTAGACCACCAGCAATACATGCCAAAGCTCACAGGAAGGCCGTCAGAGCGTTGCTGATGTCGGCCTAGTGCAGACCCCTGTCCTGCCCTGTAACAGCGAACGGTTGACGTTCACGGTTGCATATGCGAGAAACGATGCATGCACTCCGACAGGTGTGCGTTTAAACAAAAGGATGGCCTGCGATGGATGATATGCGTTCGAGCCCGTCAGATGACGTTCACAGCAGCACCGCCGATACGAACAATGCAACGGCGGGTGATCTCAGCGAAGCGATGCGGTCTGCCGCCCTCTCAGTAATACCAAAGACACATCCATACACAAGGAAACCAAGGGGAACTAACGGTTCCCCGAGTAAGAGGATCACTGCGAAGATGAGATGCTTCGCTGCACTCGTGGCGAAAGGGGAAAGTCCGAGGGAAGCGTATCGTCAGGCATATAACGTCACAACAGAACGCGAACACACGTTAAGTGCGAATGCCAGCAGACTGATGAAGGATGCGAGGGTGATAGCATTAACCCAGTCGGTCTGGGAGTCTGCCGCAGATAACCTGATCGATGACATCGTGGCAGGCAGACGGTTCATCATGAAGGAACTGCAGGGACATGCTGCCAATGACAAGGTGCCACCAGCAGTGCGCATCAAGGCACTAGAGCTAATGGGCAGAGCCTTCAGTATGTTCACCGATAAGGTGGAACAGAAGGTTGAAGAGGTATCCCCTGAGCGCCTCAGAGCAGAGCTACAGTCTAGCCTGTCCCTGCTGGATAACGTGACCCCCATACGCAAGGCGAAGAAGACGCAGCATCAGCAGCAGTCAGATCACTAGACCGTGGCTGCAGGGCATGGCTCTCGTGTGTGCGTCATGTGCCTAGATTAGGCACCGAGTTCACCTCGCAGCGCAGGGGTGACGGAACTTACCACCGCTCTGCGGCCAGACCCCACCCACCCGGCACCCCCACGAATGCGCGCATGGCACCCCTGCGCCCTATACGCATTATTCCCCACATTCCATTACACACTCCCATCAATTGTTCGCACCCCCCCCTTTGTTTTTCCAGACGCTTGCCTGTTTAAATGTTCTCACAGAGAATGCGATCACTTGTTCGTAGGAGTCCCATCCCCCCCCCGGGGGGTATATTTTAAAAAAATGGTTGAAGGGTCATGACCAAAAAGAGCGCAGTGGTTCTGGAGTTCATCAGGCAATACATCATCGTTCATGGTTTCCCTCCTTCGTATGATGATATTGCGAAGGGTCTGCAACTGCGAAGCAGGAGCAATATCCATCGTCTGGTTCACCGCCTGAAAAAGGATGGACATCTGAACCTGAAGGCGAAGAAGTTCCGCAGCATTCAGTTGGCAGACAAGACGGTTGATCAGGTAAACGGTCTGTAATGGGCGCAATCCTCTCATCGGAGGAGATTGAGAAGTATGGGCAGCTCTTGGAGAGGCTGCCGGAACGCGCACCTGAGCGGGGGAAGATTCTTCAGCTGTTTAAACTGCACAAGCAGGAGCTATGTAGGGAGAGGTTCCTGCCCTTTGTGAAGTCCATGTGGCCGGGGTTTATTGCTGGCCGACATCACAAGATCATGGCAGAAGCCTTTGAGCGGGTTGCGAAGGGTGATCTGAAACGGTTGATCATCAACATGGCTCCCCGTCATACCAAGTCGGAGTTTGCCTCCTACCTGCTGCCGAGCTGGTTCTTGGGTAAGTATCCGGAGAAGAAGATCATCCAGACCGCCCACACTGCAGAGCTTGCGGTGGGCTTTGGCCGGAAGGTCAGGAACTTGGTGGATTCCGAGGATTATCAGGAAATCTTCAACACCAAGCTTTCATCGGATTCCAAGGCGGCAGGCAGGTGGAATACCAGCAAGGGCGGTGATTACTTCGCTATCGGTGTTGGCGGTGCGGTGACCGGTAAGGGTGCTGACCTTCTGATCATCGATGACCCACATTCTGAGCAGGAAGCCACCCAAGGCGCTACAGACCCCGGGGTATATGACAAGGTATACGAATGGTATACCTCGGGCCCCCGGCAGCGTTTACAGCCCGGCGGGGCCATTGTGATTGTGATGACCCGTTGGTCGAAGAGAGACCTGACCGGGCAGATACTGAATCGTGCTGCAGCGCGGGATTCCGATGAATGGGAAGTGATTGAGTTCCCTGCCATCATGCCCTCCGGGAAGCCGCTGTGGCCGGAGTTCTGGAAGAGGGAAGAGCTGGAAGCCGTTAAGGAAGAGTTGGCGGTTTCCAAATGGAACGCCCAGTACATGCAGAACCCCACCTCAGAAGAGGGGGCAATCATCAAGCGGGACATGTGGCGCATCTGGCGGGAAGACAGGGCACCGCAATGCAAGTATCTGATCCAGTCATGGGATACGGCCTTTGAGAAGCACAACAGGGCCGACTACTCTGCCTGCACCACTTGGGGTGTCTTTGATACCGTCAATGAAGACGGGAAGGACATTGCCAACATCATGTTGCTGGATGCCTTCAAGGACAGGATGGAGTTTCCTACCCTGAAGAAGACTGTCTACGAGATGTGGAAGGAATGGAACCCTGACACTCTGCTCATCGAGAAAAAGGCTGCTGGTGCCCCTCTGGTCTATGAGATGAGGAAGATGGGCATCCCTATATCGGAATATACCCCGACACGGGGTTCAGATAAGATTGCCCGCGTGAACGCCATATCGGACATGTTCGCATCAGGTCTTGTATGGTGTCCCGACAGGCGGTGGGCCGAGGAAGTTATGGAAGAGTTGGCAGCTTTCCCCAATGGCGACCATGACGACCTCGTTGACTCCAGTAGTCAGGCCCTCCTGAGATTCCGCCAAGGCGGATTTATTGTTGCGCCGACAGATGAAAATGAAACCATCTATCCGCGCAGAAAGGTTAGGTATTACTGATGGATATCGTTAAACCGCTAGAGCCTATCAACCCCGAAATCCCGACGGAACTTGAAATTGAAATTGAAGTTGATCCGGAAGAGGGTGAAGCGACCGTTGAGGTTGAGATCAAGGAAGTGACGTTCGAGGAAAATCTCCTTGATTCGATCGACCCCTCCATCATCCCGACCCTGTCTCAGGATGTTCTTGGCGTCATCAAGAACGATCTGGATTCCCGCAGAGACTGGGAAAAGACCTACGCCGATGGTGTCAAGCTGCTTGGCTTAAAGATAGAACAAAGGACTGAGCCTTGGGATGGCGCTTGTGGTGTATTCCATCCGCTACTCTCTGAGGCTGTAGTCAAGTTCCAGTCGGAGATGATCCTCTCTACCTTCCCAGCCTCCGGCCCTGTGAAAACCCAGATTCTTGGGAAGATGACCCGGGAGAAGGAAGAAGCTGCAAATCGCGTCTCGGAGGACATGAATTATCAGCTCACCAACGAGATGCCGGAATACCGACCAGAGCATGAGCGCCTTCTGTGGACTGTTCCGTTTGCCGGCTCTGCCTTCAAGAAGGTTTATTTTGATCCGAACTTGGGCAGGCAGGTTTCTATGTATGTGCCGCCCGAAGACATTATTGTGCCCTACGGCGCTTCCGACCTGAATACCGCCCCCCGAGTCACGCACAGGATGCGCAAGACCGAGAACGAGATTCTGAAGCTGATGGCGGCTGGCTTTTACGCGGACATGGATGTCCTGCCGCGTCCAGACCATTTCAAGAGCGACATTCAGGAGAAGCGGGACAGGGAAACCGGTGTGGTATCGATCAACGACGATCGTTACACCATCCTTGAGTGCCACTGCGAACTTGATCTTCCGGGCTTCGAGGATGTCGATGAAGACGGCAATGAAACCGGCATCAAGATTCCGTATGTGATCACCATGTTCTCCACTGGAGAGCTTTTGGCTATCCGCAGGAATTACCTTGAAGATGACCCCCTGAGGGCGCGTCGCCAGCACTTCGTGCATTACCCCTACATTCCGGGTTTTGGTTTTTATGGCTTCGGCCTGATCCACTTGGTTGGTGGTTTTGCTGATTCCGCCACATCCCTGATGCGTCAACTGGTGGATGCAGGAACCCTGTCCAATCTACCGGGTGGCTTCAAATCGAAGGATATGCGGGTCAAGAATGATGACACGCCGATTGCCCCGGGTGAGTTCCGTGATGTTGACGTTGTTGGTGCAACCATCAAAGACTCGATCGTTCCGCTGCCTTACAAAGAGCCGTCGCCAACCCTCTACAACCTGATGAATACCATCGTTGAGGAGGGCCGTCGCTTCGCCTCAGTGGCAGACCTGAAGGTTGCCGATATGTCGGCCAACTCTCCGGTTGGAACCACCCTCGCCATCCTTGAGCGAAACCTGAAGGTGATGTCTGCGGTTCAGGCCCGGATGCATGCTGCAATGCGTCAAGAGTTTAAACTGCTTGCCGCCATCATCCGGGACTACACCCCGCCAGAGTATGACTACGAGGCCGATGGCCCGCGTCGGGCAAAGCAGTCCGACTACGACATGGTTGAAGTCATACCAGTCTCTGATCCAAATGCCACCACCATGGCGCAGAAGGTTGTTCAGTATCAGGCCGCACTGCAATTGGCTCAGGGTGCTCCTGAGCTGTATGACCTGCCCCACCTACATCGGCAGATGTTGGAGGTTTTGGGAATCCGTAACATTCAAAAAATCCTTCCCCTGAAGGAGGATTTCAAGCCCAAAGACCCGGTTGGCGAAAACATGGATGTCATCACCATGAAGCCGGTTAAGGCATTCAGCTTCCAAGATCATGAAGCGCATATCCGGGTTCACATGGCGGCAATGCAAGACCCGAAAATCCAGATGCTGATTGGCCAAAGCCCTCAAGCACAGAATATGCAGGCGGCCATGATGGCTCACATCAACGAGCATATCTCATTCCAGTACCGGATTGAGATCGAGAGGATGCTCGGTGCGTCCCTGCCGCCGGAAGATGAGCAGCTACCGCCGGAGGTCGAGGTTACCTTGTCCCGCGCCATGGCCGATGCTGCAGACAAGTTGCTGCAGAAGGATTCTGCTGAGGCCCAGCAGATGAAGAATCAGCAACAGATGCAAGACCCGCTAATCCAGATTCAGATGCGAGAGCTGGCACTTAAAGAGCAGGAGTTCCAGCATAAGGCGGCGATGGATCAGGCTGAACTCTCCCTGAAACAGCAGGAGCAATCACTGAAGGATGCGCGAGAGAACAAGCGCATCGATACCCAAGCAGGTGTTGCCGGTGTAACCATCGGCGCTAAAAAGGCAGACAACGCAGCAAAGTTGGCAAACCAGCAGTTGTTGAAAGGAGTTGAACTTGGATTTAGCAGAGTACCTTCACAAGGAACTCAAGGCACAAAAGGACGCCCTAGCTGATTCATTGGCTCACGGTACGGCGAAAGATTTTCCGCATTACCGTGAAATGGTGGGTGAGATCAAGGGCATAAATCGAGCACTTAGACTGATAGAGGAAACCCCGCGTGAGTGAAGAAAAAGAGCTGAAGATGCCTGAACCGACTGGGTATCACATTCTTATTGCGATACCGAAGCTAAAAGACAATTTTGAAAATAGCGTGCTTGTCAGGCCAGAAAATTATACAAAGCGGGAAGAAATGGCCTCGATAGTTGGTCTTGTTCAAAAACTTGGCCCTCTTGCCTATAAGGACACGGAGAAATTCCCCAATGGCCCGTGGTGCAAGGAGGGCGACTTCATCATGATGCGTTCGTATTCCGGTACGCGATTCAAAATTGCAACTAAGGACGGAGAGCAGGAATTCCGTCTCATTAACGACGACACCGTTGAGGCTGTTGTTGCCGATCCGAGAGGTATTACTCGTGCGTAAGGAGAAGAAATGAGTGAAAACACTGCAGCAAAAGAAGAACTGAACTACGAAATTGTCGATGAAAACCCTACAGATGAGGTTTTAGAGACCCAATCTGACTTGGAGGTCGTCGATGACACTCCAGAAGCTGATCGGGGGCGCAAAAAAGGTGGCCCCGTAGAGGTTCCGGATGACGAAATTGCGCAGTATGGCGAAAATGTTCAGAAAAGAATCAAGGACTTACGACGCGCATACCATGATGAGCGACGTGAGAAGGAAAAAGCTTTCAGGGAGCAGCAGGAAGCCATTCGTTTTGCAAAAAACGTGGCAGAACAGAACAGATTGCTGCAAGAACGGCTGCAAAACGGTGAAAAGGTCTATGTTGAGGCCCGAAAAACCGGCGTCGAAGCGCAGATTCAGACCGCAGAGCAGGATTACAAGTCGGCACATGAATCCGGTGACGTGGAGAAAATGCTCGATGCGCAGAAACGCCTCGCTTCCTTTGTATCGGAGAAGCGTGAGGTTGATAACTACCAACCCCAGTTTCAGCAAATCCAGAAAGCTTTACAAAATAATCAGTCAGATGTAGAAACAATTCCACAGGTCGTCCCCGACGAACGCACTAGTCGGTGGGTGGAGAGCAATAAGTGGTTCGACACAGACCCTGTGATGCGCGGTGCTGCACTTGGGCTTCATGACGAGCTTGTTTCCAAAGGATATCAGGCTGGTTCTGAGGCCTACTTCGAGCAAATTGATGCTCGCATTCGGGAAGCATTCCCGCAGAAGTTCGGCCAGACAAGGCGGCCTGCGACTGTAGTTGCGGCGGCAGCGCGAACGGAACAACCGTCAGGGAAGATTAGGCTGACGACAAGCCAAGTATCGATTGCCAAGAGACTTGGAATCCCGTTGGAGCGTTATGCCAAATACGCAGCACAAGTTCAAAAGGAGCAATAAAATGTCTGACAGAACCCCCCGTGATCAAGAAACACGCGAAAACAACGGTCGGAAACGTGTTTGGGCTCCGCCCTCACTGCTTCCGTCGCCAGCACCCCAAGACGGTTATTCATTCCGATACATCAGAACTGCCGTAGCAGGTCAGGCTGATAACAAGAATGTCGCCGCAAAGCATTCAGAAGGATGGGAGCCGGTGAAAATCGAAGACCATCCGGAACTTCAGACTTTTGGCACAAAGTCTGGAAATTTGGAAATTGGTGGTTTGATGCTCTGCAAGACGCCGACTGAACTGGTTGAGCAACGGAATGCGTATTACTCCGATGTCACCCGGAAGCAGGCTCAAGCAGTAGACGCAAACCTTATGAGAGAAAACGATCCACGGATGCCCATTTTCAGCGAAAAGTCTTCAACGACGACGCGAGGGAGCCGTGGTTAATTTAGGAGTATAAACAATGGCATATCCGACTATCTCAGCCCCATACGGGCTGAAGCCGGTTAACCTGATCGGTGGTCAGGTTTATGCTGGGTCTACCCGTCTGATGGCAATTGCCAGCGGTGAAGGCACCTCGATTTTCTTCGGGGACGCTGTGAAACTGTCTGGTGGCTACATCACCCGTGATCCGGCTGATTCGGCAATGACGCCCGTTGGTGTTTTCATGGGCTGCACCTACACCGACCCCAACAGCAACCAGAAAGTGTTCAAGCAGTATTTCCCTGCTGGCACCGTGGCTGCTGACATCAAAGCCTACGTGGTCGATGACTACGATGCGCTGTTCAAAGTCGCTGTGGTTTCCGGCACTACCGTTATCAGCGGTGTGACGCAAGCTGCTGTTGGCCTGAACGCGGCTCTGGTGGACAATACTGGTTCGACGATCACCGGCGACTCGGCTGTTGCAATTTCGGCCACTACCGCCACGAACGGTGCTCTGCCGGTTCGTATCGTCGATGTCGTGCCGGATACGGCTAATTCGCTGGGTTCGTATACTGAAGTGATTGTGAAGTGGAACTTCGGTATGCACCAGTATCAAAACGCCGTTGGCGCGTAAGGAGACTGAACCATGGCTATTTCACGTTCCCAGCTACTTAAAGAGCTGCTCCCCGGTCTCAATGCCTTGTTTGGCATGAACTATGAGACTTATGGCGAAGAGCACAAGGAGATTTTCGAGACCGAAACCTCCGAGCGTTCCTTCGAGGAAGAGCAGAAGCTGTCTGGCTTCAGCGCCGCCCCCGTGAAAAACGAGGGCAACGCGATTGCGTATGACAATGCGCAGGAAGCTTGGACTGCCCGTTACAACCACGAAACCATCGCACTGGGCTTCTCGATCACCGAAGAGGCGGTTGAAGATAACCTGTACGATTCCCTGTCTGCCCGGTATACCAAAGCTCTGGCTCGGGCGATGGCATACACCAAGCAGGTTAAGGCTGCGAACATTCTCAATAACGGTTTCTCGTCCAGCTACAAGGGCGGTGACGGCGTTGAGTTGTTCTCGACTGCACACCCGTTGGTATCTGGTGGCACCAACAGCAACGAACCGGCTACCGCTGCCGACCTGAATGAGACCTCGCTTGAGGCCGCTGTTATTCAGATCGCTGGCTGGACGGACGAGCGTGGTCTGCTGATTGCCGCCAAGCCCCGCAAGCTGATTGTTCCGCCGAACCTGATGTTCGTTGCAACTCGTCTGCTCGAAACCGAGCTGCGTGTTGGTACCAACAACAACGACATCAACGCTCTGAAGAACAACGGCTCGATTCCGGGTGGTTACACCGTCAATCACTACCTGACGGATACCAACGCTTGGTTCCTCTGCACTGATGTCCCGAATGGTCTGAAGCACTTCGTCCGCACCCCGCTGGCAAACAGCATGGATGGAGACTTCGACACCGGCAACGTCCGTTACAAGTCTCGCGAGCGCTACAGCTTTGGTTGGTCTGATCCGCTGGGCGCGTTCGGCAGTCCGGGCGCGTAAGCAGCAAAAAAATAGGGGGCTTCGGCCCCCTATTTTTGTGGAAATCGTTTAAACTTCATGCACTGGGATTTTACCCGTATCGACTGACCCAGCAGACTTGTTAGAGACGATGCGGGGATGTGCTAACACACGAAAGGATTTGCCATGGCACTGTCTACTTTTGAAGGCCCGGTAAAGTCGCTTGGCGGCTTCTACTCGCAAGGCCCGAACACCGTTATCAATCTGGCGAACGGCACCAACACCATCACGCTGGATGTCCCGACCTACGCTGGCAAAGTCATCCGCACCAACGACGCCACTCTGGTCATCACCCTGCCGACGATTGTTACCACCGCGAGCGCCACGTCTGCTGGCCCCGGCACTGACCCGAACACCCTGAACAACATCGGTACGAGCTACACGTTCTTCATTGAGACCGCTGCCACCACCCTGAATATCGTCACCGACGGCACCGACAAGTTTGTTGGTTCGCTGCTGATGGTTGCTACGGATGCTGCTGGTGCTACGACCGGTTATGCCCCCGGCGCTGCTAACGATTTCATCAAGCTGAACGGCACGACCACCGGCGGTATCGCGGGTTCGTGGATCACCTGCACGGTTCTGGCTGCCAACAAGTACTACGTCACTGGCGTTCTTCTGGGTTCTGGCACCGTTGCTACTCCGTTTGCTGACTCCTAATCCAACTTAGGAGGGCCATAACATGGCGATGCAAACTGACGTTAAATCGAAATACCTTGCGGTGGATGGCGTGATCTTTGCGGGTCGCGCCCGCCTCAAGGGGCTTACGGTTTCGGTTTCCTCGGCTGGGGCGGCGTTGATCGTTTATGACAATGCTTCTGCAGCTTCTGGAACCAAGGTCGTCGAGATCAGCACGGCTGCCGTTGGTACGTTCAATGTCCTGATTCCGGGACAAGGCATCCTTGCGGAAAACGGTCTGTATCTCGACATCAACGGCGCGGCTGGTGTAACTGCCTACTACGGGTGATGCGTGCAAAATCAACAGCAGTTCGATGTAAGCGGAAGAAAATTATTCTTCGCAATACCGGCGTACGACTTTAAGGTCGGTGTTAAGCTGATGGGGTCGCTGGTCGAGTTCGCTCGACTAGCCCCGCAGTATGGCATTCAATTTGCCATGGGCACAATCAGCGGCTGTTCTGTTGTTTCCCGAGCCAGAAACCTTCTGGTAGATGACTTCCTTCAGACTGAGTGCGACACGTTGATGTTCATCGACGCCGACATGACGTTTGACCCCAACGACATTATTCGACTGCTGGCATTCTCTGGTGCTGGTACGAAGAACATCGTTGGCGGCACGGGGGTTGCCCGCAAGAAGGAAAAGACGTTCCACTTGAACCTTGATAAAGATGAAGACGGCAACCTGCTGATGGACGCCATGGGTCTCGCCCGTGCGAAGCAGATGGGCACTGGGTTCATGATGGTGCAGCGTCAAGTATTCGAGGTTCTGATCGACCGCCACCCCGAGTGGCGTTTCCATGATGTGGCATCAGGCCGCACGATCTACTCCCTGTTCGACTTCAAATCAACCCCCGAAGGTTATATCGGAGAGGACTACAACTTCTGCGATCGGGCTCGTGCCGAAGGCTTTCAGGTCTGGGTTGATCCCACGATCAAACTGGGTCACATGGGCGTCATGGAATACGAAGGCGCGTTTGGTGAAGACTACCTCTATCCAATGATTCAAGCTGCCCAAGAATTGGAAGAGGAACAACCTTTGAGGGTGGCATATGGCTAAGAGTCCAGCATGGCAAAGGAAAGAAGGAAAGAATCCGAAAGGTGGCTTGAACGCGAAGGGGAGGGCCTCGTACAACGCGGCCAATCCCGGAAAGCCCGGCTTGAAAGCGCCGCAGCCAGAAGGCGGCCCTCGGAGAGACAGCTTCTGCGCGCGTATGAAGGGTATGAAGAAGAAACTGACCTCGAAGAAAACAGCTTCCGATCCCAACTCTCGTATTAACAAAAGCCTGCGGGCATGGAAATGCTAAAGGAGCTGCGATTGGAATACCAAAAAGAACCTTGGAAGTTTAAGAAGGAAATCAGCCTAGCGGATATCCTTAGCTTTGGAATGGCGGCTTTTGCTGTGGTCTACGCGTACACTACGCTAGATAAACGGTTGGCGATTGTTGAAGCCGAAAGAACTACCGAGAAAGTCACCACGACAGCGTTCCAGAACCGCATTGACTCACGACTCGACAAGATGGATGAGAAGCTTGACCGCATCATCCAACGCCAACAGAAATAGGAGAAAAACATGGGAACCCGTCAGTATAACGAACGTGCTAACAAACTGGTTATGGAAGGTGCTGGAAAAAACCATCGCAGTTCTGATTTTCTTAAAATTGAAGATACAGCCCCCGGATTTATGAAAGGGACAAAAGGCTACACATCCGATCAGATTGAAAGCGCGCTAAAAAAAGCCGACGCTAAAGAAATGGACAGCATACGAAAACGCGCTGTGGAAGCCGCCGATGAAAGTAGGGGTTTTTTAAGTAAAATATCGCCAACTTATAAAGCTAATGCAAATAAAGATTTTAGCCAAGCAGTAAAAGATTTTAAAAAAATACCCCAAGAAGTGCGTGATGAAGCTGCGTATGATCAATCGGGGCATAAAAAAGGCGGAGCTATCAAAAAAATGGCTCGCGGCGGCGCTGTAAAATCCTCCGCCTCTCGCCGTGCGGATGGTATCGCCATGCGCGGAAAAACCAAAGGCAGGCTGATCTAATGCCTTCCAAGTCTCCCGCACAGCACCGCCTTATGACGGCTGTCGCAAACAACCCGGCGTTTGCGAAGAAGGTCGGGATTCCCACGGCGGTAGGGAAAGAGTT